AGGTTCATCCCCACTAGTTTTTCCAGAAGCAGACTTAACGATACAACCAGAAGAATGTGACATTGTTGTATTCTCTGGTCTTGCACGACATTCTGTTCCGCCATGTGAAGTTGACAATCGAATTGTCATTGCTGGAAACGTAGGAGCAAAATAAACTACTTGACAATCACATCGAATCGTGGTATATTATTAGTATATGTTAGAGAAGGATATTTTAATTTAAATGAAGATGGGTAATACATAAAGTATTGAGGCCACTCTAACGAGGGCCGATAGTCCTATAGTAGTTTAAATAATCCTTTGCCTGTCTAGCTCAGATGGTAGAGCAACTGATTTGTAATCAGTAGGTCGGGAGTTCGATTCTCTCGACAGGCACCAACTCCACTTAGCTCAGCTGGATAGAGCAAGTGCCTTCTAAGCACTAGGCCAGAGGTTCGAATCCTCTAGTGGAGGCCAATCCCTGTGGCTCCTTATAAATAACTTTGTAAGGAGTCTATTTGTATGGCGGATGATAATTATTTTATGGGACTAGACGGTTTCGTCTGGTTCACTGGTGTCGTAGAAGACCGTAATGATCCTGCTAAGTTGGGTAGAGTTCGTGTACGCTGTCTTGGTCTACACACAGAAGATAAGAATGAGATACCTACGGATGCTTTACCTTGGGCTCATGTTATGCATCCTGTGCATGATCCATCTATGCAAGGTATGGGTACAACTCCATCATTCTTGGTAGAGGGTACTTGGGTCATAGGTTTCTTTCGTGATGTACAAGATAAACAGCAACCTATTATTATGGGCACACTGCCTGGCTATTCTCAAGTTCCAGATGACATTGGTGACGATAAGTCTGTAGAAGCTATAAGAGAATATCGTGAGAATGATGAGAAGGGGTTTACTGACCCTAACAAAAAATATCCGCAATACCCAAATGAGAAGTCTGGTCACGATCTTGGTGAGAGTGATGTAAATCGTCTTGCTAGGGGTGATGGTAATTATGTTCATAGAATACTAGAAAATAAACGAACTGTTTCAGAAGAGTTTTCTGAAATAGAAACAGCCCAATCTGGTAATTTTAGTATGCCGTATGAGAATACTACTAACCTTACAAGATATCCATACAACCATGTTTATGAATCTGAGTCTGGTCACATAAGAGAATTTGATGATACATACGGCAGTGAAAGAATACAAGAGTATCATGCAGTAGGAACATTCTATGAAGTTGATGCTGGTGGTAACAGAGTAGTTCATGTTGTAGGCAAAAATTACGAATTTATCGCTGGTAACAATTACGTTAATGTAAAGGGTGATGTAAAATTAACTATTGATGGTAATGCAGAAACCTATATTAAAGAAAATTATAATATAAGATGTAAGAATTTAAATATTGAAGTTGAAGAAGATTTTGATACCTTTGTAAAGGGCAATACTACACAACAATATGGTGAAGGTGCAAATTCAATATTTAAAACTACAGCACTAGGTGCTGTATCTCAAAGATACAATACAACTTTAGACACTGTTATAATTGGTAATGCAACTCACACACATACTGGTACAATGGATAGTTCAATAAGTGGTGCTGTTACCGAAAGATATGGTTCCACAATAGATCGTTCTATACTTGGTGTTCAAACTGATGTACACGCTGCAGCATACACCATCAATTCTACAGCGGGTGGAGTTAATATTAATTCTGTAGGTGAAGTAAAATTATTTTCAACAGAATTAGATTTTAAAGCTTCCAGTGGTATAACATTAGATGCCTCTGATGTTAATATCAATAGTGGTGGAAGCACTGACCTTGCAGCCCGTAAAGGTGATACTGCAGACCAAGGAGATGGTGGTGGTGGTCATGCTGATGGTTCTAATGAAATTGAAACTGGTTCCGCAACTGTGAAGATTGGTTCAGCTGATCCAGGCGTTGGTGATATTGCAGTTGAAGCATCTGAATTAATTGTTACAGATATAACTAAAATAATTGAGAATGGTGAAAATATTGTAGAGGAAGAATCTTTGGTTGATGCTCAAGGCCCAGACAGAACTGAAGAAGGTGGAACAGGTGGTTATGCTTCAAATGCTGAAGGTGACTATCCACTCCCAATTCTATTGACAAGAGATGTAGACCCTGTAGCTACAGCTGAAGAAGAGTTGGGTATATCTGATAGTGGTCTTACAGCAGGTGAAGCTCAATCTATTATTGAGGGAAGAGCTTCAGAAAGACAAGCACCTGATCTTAATGATCCTACAGGAAAAACTTTTATTGAAGTAAGTGATCCAGATGAAAATGAAGCTTTAGAAACTGGGGATGGTGGTTTAAGTGGAACACCAGTTCCAACAGGAGCATCAGAACCAAATAGAAAATATTTAAATCTTCCAGATGATAATAGCAATTTTGATTCAGAAAAAGAAATTACTGATGAAGTTAAGGAAAGTAGTCCAGACAAATTTTTAGAAGATGGTGACCCAAAACTTATTTGGTTGTCTCATGTAGACTCTGGTGTAAAATCTAACCTCATAAGAATATTAGAAAGTATGGCTGATGATCTTGGTTATCCTCTAACAATTACAAGTGGACTTCGTTCTCAATCTTACAACCAAAGAGTGGGTGGTGCTAAAAAATCTCAACACGTTCTAGGAAATGCTGTAGATATTCGTATGAGAAATAAAACAAAAAAAGAAGTTTTAGAATTTATTGAAATTGCTGTGGGTCGTGGTATCAATGGTATCGGATTATATTTTCCAGCTAGAGGTGGGGGAACATTTATTCATTGTGATATTAGGTCAAGTAAAGCGCAATGGGGCCCTAATGGAAGTTGGAGAGGTCAATATAGTTGGGCAAAACCAACTATGAAAAAATTAGGGTATTATACTGGTACATAACCACAGGCACAAGTCTTATAAATATATATAAATTAGGAGTCTACATAAATGTCAATCTACGATGCACAATTAAATAACGGATCAGATCGTAGTGTCAGACAGTATGCAGACTTGGATTTATTTTTTGGGAGAAAGTCTTCTGACCGTGATGTAAGTGAAGTAACAGATATTCAAGCTGTTAAAAGATCAATTCGTAATTTAGTTTTGTTGAATACTTATGAGAAACCCTTTCATCCAGAAATTGCTTCTGGTGTTAGGGATATGTTGTTTGAACTTATGACTCCAGTTACTGCAGCAATTCTTGCAAGACAAATACAGAATGTAATTGAAAATTTTGAACCAAGAGCTAGACTTGTTGGGGTTAGAACAATTCCAAATTATGATAAAAATTCTTATGATGTATCTGTAGAGTTTTATGTTGTAAATACACCTACTGAACTAGTTGAATTAACACTATTCTTAGAGAGATTACGATAATGGCAAAACTACAGGTAACAGAATTAGACTTTGATGATATTAAAGATAATTTAAAAGTATTTCTAAAGGCACAAACAAAATTTAAAGATTATGATTTTGAAGGTTCTGGTATGAGTGTTCTTCTTGACACTCTTGCTTATAATACTCACTATCTTGCATTTAATGCAAACATGGCAGCCAATGAAATGTTTTTAGATTCTGCAGCGTTAAGATCAAGTGTAGTTTCCCATGCAAAAATGTTAGGGTATGAAGTATCTTCAGCCAGAGCTCCTATTGCTTCACTAAATGTATTTGTTACATCTTCTGCTGACACATTAACTATGTCCGCAGGTACTAAATTTTCTACATCTGTAGGAAAGGATAGTTTTTCGTTTGTTACAATATCTGATATTACTGGTAGTAATGATGGCGGCACTGTTACTTTTGAAAATGTATCGGTATATGAAGGTACTTATGTAACATCAACATATACTGTTGATACGTCTTCTCTGGGTCAACGATATCTATTAACTGATAATCGTTCAGACATCAACACACTTACGGTGTCTGTACAAAATTCCATCACAGATACTGAAGTAACATCTTTTTATAAAGCTACTGACATTACGCAACTAACATCTGATAGTCCTGTTTATTTTTGTCAAGAGGCTGAAGCTGGATTGTTTGAAATATATTTTGGAGATGGTATAGTAAGTAAAGCTTTAAATGATGGTAATATTGTAACTTTAAAATATGTGGTTACTAATAAAGCTGAGGCAAATGGGGTTTCATCATTTACTTCACCATCTGCTATTGATGGCGAAACAGCTGTCAGTGTGCAAACTGTAGGTAGAGCTATTGGTGGATCAGAACCAGAATCTATTAATTCAATTAAATTAAAAGCACCACTTGATTACGCAGCCCAAGGTCGTGCAGTAACCATACAAGACTATGGTGTGTTTGTTAAAAAGTTGTTTCCAAACACTCAAGCAGTTTCAGTATGGGGTGGTGAAGATGGAAGTTTTGACCCAAGTTTAGGTGTAGTAGCTACTCCAGAATATGGAAAAGTTTTTATATCAGTCAAATCTACTACAGGTGAAAATTTAACTTCAGTACAAAAATCAAATCTTGTTTCAGCTTTAGCTCCATTTAAAGTAGCATCCATTACTCCTGTAATTGTTGATTCTGAAACTACATTCATTATTTTAAATGTAACTTCTCAGTATAATAAAAATGCTACGGTAGAATCCCCTTCTGAAATTCAAACTAAAATTTTATCAACACTAAGAGCTTATAATAATAGTACATTACAGACTTTCAATGAACCATTTAGACACTCAAAGATATTATCGTTGATAGATAATACAGATGCCGCAATATTAAATAGTACAGCGACTGTTATTATGAGTAAATTTTTTACTCCAGACATTTCACTTGAAAGGTCTTACAATATAAATTATGGCAATAAAATATATCACCCCCATGAGGGTCATAATGGTGCCGCAGGTGGCGTCATATCTTCAAGTGGATTTTATCTAACTGAAGATACTGATTACACTGTAGGAGATATTACGAGCAGAGAGTATTTCTTAGATGATGATGGTAATGGTACTATTAGAATATATTATCTTTCTGATCTAAATAAAATTTATAATGCTATTCCAGCGGGAAGTGTTGATTATCACACTGGAATAATAAGTTTATTCCCTATGAACTTTTTGAGTGTTTCAAATGTAAATGGAATTATATCTACAAAGGTTCGGTTAACTGCAGTACCAGATTCATATGATATAGTTCCTGTTAGAAATCAAATATTGGAATTAGATTTAAATAACACTAGGGTTTCAGCATCAGTTGATGCAATTACATCTACTGGTCAAGGATATGTAACTACAACTACAAGTACTGGTACTACAACTACCACAGTTTCAACAGCAACTTCTACAGCATCTTCATCGGCGTATTAACAAATGGCATTAGACGATAAATCTATACTGAATAATAAACTTTCCCCCTTAATTGAGGGACAGGTTCCTGATTTTGTTCAATCAGACCATCCAATATTTGTAGAGTTTTTAAAAGATTACTATAAATTTTTAGAGGCTGGTGAGCTCACCATTACAACTACAGTTGCATATATTTCTCTAGAAACAGAAACCTCTTCTTACATTTTATCTGAAGATGATGGTGATAGAGTTGTAACTGAAATTGGTGCTGGAACTCAAGGTTATTTTATAGAAAATGAAACTATTACTGGAACAACATCTAGAGCTACAGCACAAGTACTTGTAGATAATTCTAGAAAATCAAAACTCTTTGTTACATCACAACAAAAATTTATTACAGGCGAAACTATAACTGGTGAGACTTCTGGTTCTTCTGGTATAGTTGAAGAGTATAGAGGAAATCCAGTTCAAAATATTCAGCAGATGTTAGACTATGCTGATGTGGATAATACAATATATGATTTCTTAGATAAAATGAGAGATTCATTTATGGTTAATATTCCAGATGATTTAGCTTCTGGAGTATCAAAGAGAGATATACTCAAAAACATAAAAGATTTATATGCAGCCAAGGGTACTTCTGAAGGGCATAAGCTTTTTATGCGAATGTTACTTGGTGAAACCGCAGATATATTTTACCCAAATCAATATATGATGAAATCTTCTAGTGGTAGGTGGGAAGGTGAAACCGTTTTAAGAGTTTTGGCTTTTCCTAATGTTACTGGAGAAGAGGTTATAAATCAAATTGTAACTGGAGAAACTTCTGGTGCAACTGCAACTATTGTTACTTCAATAGTGTCTCAACAAACTAAAAATAATTTTAATGACTCGGTAACAGAGTTTGCATTAAATAATGTAGTTGGAACATTTAGTGATTCTGAAATTGTATCTGCAACATCAACAACGTCTGGACGCCTAGTAAAATTTACAGTTTTTGGTATTGTGTCTAATATAGAAATTCTTGAAAATAATACCACTGGCGGTGCTCTTTATAGTAAAGATGAAATTATTGATTTAGAAGTTCTTGGTAATAATTTTGCTGAAGTAGTTGTTGAAGAAGTTACTCTTGGAAAAATTGAAGAAGCTGTGATAATTGATAGTGTCGGAACAGGGTATTCTGTTGGTGATATTGTTACATTTACTTCTAACGCCCTAGATGTTAAATCCAAACCAGCTACTGGTGAAGTCGCAATGATTGGTGGTGGTATATTACAGGAAACAGGAACAGTTTCTTTATTTAAATCTCTTACTCCTGATGATAGCATTGTTATGGAGTTCGCAACAGATGAAACATTAACAAATTTCAATCTTATTCTTGAAGAAACTATAGAAGATAGAATTATTTCTGATGGATCGTCCACAGTATATAGCTTAACTAATTTGAGTGCAACTGCAGATACTTTAGTAGTTAATATTAATAACCTTCCCTACGCTGCAACTATATTTACAAATAATCGTGATGTTGCATTCACTAACTGGACTGCATCTGGTACTAGTCTTACATTCACTTCACCACCATTGGCTGGAGTAGAAATTACTGTTAGAAGTTCTGATACCGATTTTTTACTTTTAGATAGAACAGATATCGTTGGTGGTGTTACTGGTACTGGAACTACAGCTGTTGGTGGTTCTGATTCTGGATACAAAGTAGAATCTAACTCATCTGATATATTACAAGATTTGTTAGAAGTCACATCTAGGAATAAAATGGTATTAGAGTATGATACCTTTGAAAATTTAGGTGTAACTTCTGAAAGAGGATCAATACAGAGAATAAGAGTAAATAGAATAGAAGATGAAAACTCTGGTTATAGTAAATTACCATCAGTAACAATATCAAGTATTGATGGTACTGGAGCAAAAGCTTTAGCTTTACCTAGAGATATTGGAAGAGTAAAAAGTGTAAAAATTAATAATAATGGATTTAGATATTCTAACACAAACCCACCTGATATTAATTTTAAATCGCACTTTATTCTTAAAGATGTAACTGGAACATTCGCAACAAATAATTCACTCACTTCACATATTGGTAAAGTTACTTCTTGGGATACTACAACTAATGAGTTAGTGTTACAAAATTTTGACAATACACAAAAACTAGTTCAAGAACAAGATGGGGTATTCAATGAAGGTATTCAACTCGAACAGGGTACACAACTTTTAATACCATCTGGATTTCGTTTAGAAGATG